ACCCCCTTTTCCGGCCCTACCACACCCCCTTTTGCACGTACACCCGTTATGCGCGCGCCTGCGGGGTAAAATTAACCTCCCGCCCTCGGTGTTCTTCCCTCCCTAACGGCGCGCCGAATGGGGGGGATATACAAGATTGCCTTGCGCGTCGAAGGCATAACGCTTTTTGCGCGCGCCGCCGTGGTGTTCCTTGTTGTGGCAATCTTGACATAGTGCCTCCAAGTTATCCCACGAAAGGGCAATGCGCGGATCGTTTATGTTCTGCTTCGTCAAATAAATTTTGTGGTGTGCGATCTTCGCTATGATCGGATCATCCGGCGTGGAACAGCGTTCACACAACCCGCCCTTCGATTGCAAGAAGGCTTCGCGGCATTCCCTCCATGCGTCCGAATTGTAGAACTGTTCTGCCCACGGCTTCACGCCTGCGCCTCCTTCCTGCAAAATAAAAAGCCCCCACGGGCGAACCCGTGAAGGCTTGTAAAATGCGCTGTTTGACTTCGCAATAAATCAGCATAGATATTATACCATCTATGCGCGGTACATGCAAGGGCGCGAAACGGGCGCGTTTCGGGCATTTTTCGGCCTGTTTTTAGTCCTGTCCTTTCCCACGCGGCGCGCGGTATATGCCAGCGGACTCCGCCGCGGGCTTGCCAAACATACACACGGCCATGTCGTTTACTATCTTGTTGCGCCAGCGGCGCGCGCTCTTTTCGTCGCGGATCATGCCCATTCCCGCCAGCTCTTCCGCTATGTCTTCCCACGTGTACGGTTGCGCGCCCTCTGGCCGTGTGTTGCCTGCGCCATCCTCCCCGAAGTAGTACATGCGGATAACGTGAAATTCCTTGCGTTCGGCAAAGAGCTTCACAACGCGGTCAATCTCTTCAAAGCGCGCCCGCGTCCGGTGATACGCCTTTACCTTGTCCCGCTCCAATTCTTCAAGTATATCATCCTCCGTGCGGTATGCGTTCCCGCCGTTGGAAGTATAGCTTGTTATGCTCTTGCTTCGGCCTTGAAGCTCGACATGCGTATAGGCTTCATAATCGGCCACCAACGCCGCCAGCTTTTTGTAATTAAACAAAAGGCTTTCCATAGCGCGAAAATAATTGACTTCACCGCCCATGCCGTCAATATACGCCATAGAAGCGGTTGCCCGCGCAACCTCGTTTATCAGCTCCCGCACTTCGTCCGTAATTATGCCCGTTCTTTTGCCCATGTTCTGCACCCTCTTTCCGTTAGTCTTCCGCGGCGGCCCCTGCCGCCATCTGCAAATAGTCCACAATCACCTTTGCCGCGGCTTCCCAGCCCTTGCACAAGGCCACACAATAGCCCTGTTTTTCCAAGCTGGACAACCACGCCTTTTGATCTTCGCTTGTTTTACTGCCTTTCAGCCGCTTCAATTCGATGTAAAGCCCGTGATACTCGCCGCGCGGCACGGGCAAGCACAAATCCGGCACGCCAGCCTTCACGCCCTCGGCGCGGAAGCGGCCCGCCTCGGCCTTTTTGCGGCTCCCGCCGTTCGGCACATGGTAAAGCAAGGCCAATTCTGGAAAACGGCCGCTTTGATATTGCGCCCAACGGAAAAGGCATTGTTGTTCCGCGCTTTCCGTTGGAACGGGAAGGGAAGGCCCGCTATTCCTCTGCATGGCCGCCGCCTCCTTCGTCCTGTTCTGCCTTCCATGCCGCATACATGAAGACGCGCTTTCCCGTAGCCGCCGCGCGGCCGAATTCAAACGTTGCGCCGCGGCTCTCTGTCCAATCCGGAAGGAAGCACGCCGCCGCGCATTCGTCCAGCATGGCCGAAGACATGCGCATATAGGCTTCCCACGTGAAGCCCTCTTCCGGAAGCATGGCCGGATTTACCACGATGAACCCCGCCGCCTCCAATTCACGCGCCGCCGCGTAGAATTTTGTGCGGTAATAGGGATCGCCCGTGATCCTGCCCGCCAAATATACCGTTTCTTTTTCGCTCAACCCTCAAAACCTCCCTTTCTTGATTGCTTCGCGGGCCGCGCGCTCGGTTTCGTAAAGGTCTTCGGGCGTTCGGCCTTCGTAGTCTTCGGAATACTCTTCTGTGATCTGCCAGCGGCACACAAATTCGCCGCTTTCCGGATTTTCTGCAATGATGGTGACGGGAACCGCGCAAAAGGTTTCCCACAAATCCGTTATGATCCAGCATTGCATACCAACCTTCGGATTTTTCAGCATGTCAACGCCTCCTTCCGTCGTTTCTTCCCGCCGATCTTCGCCACCTTCGGACATGGAGCGGATCGGCGGTGCATTCGTGCGTATATGTACGCGCCCGCAACATAGGTTGAATATCTCACGTCGCAATCGTTGAAGTCGTATTCCGGAAAGAGCTTCCCGAAGATCGCGGCGGGCATTTCTTCAAAGTCCTGTGCCATCTGTTCAACCTTGCGTTTCGTGATCTTCGTGTCGGCCTCGGTGACTTTCGGATCAACAAGATTTCGGCTTGCCGCCCACCGCTTGCCGCCGTTCGGTTCCTTCGTCATGTAGCGGGCAAGGGCTTCAAGGCCGTAATCGTCCGGTTGCAGGCGGCGGGAATTCGCCCAGCCGCGCCCCTGCCAAAGAACTTCGGCCGCGTCCCGATCCATGCCGGACATTATCACATGATGGTGAACACGCTTTCGCCTCCCATCACCGCCGCCGTACTCGATCACATACACGTACTTCATTTCGGGAAGGCCGTTCTTCCTGCGCCAATCCCGAACCCTGCGAATGTAATTCCGAATATCGCGGCGGGCCTGCTCTTCATCCGGAACGAACCCGCCCTTGTATGTCAGCGTTACGCACAAGTCTTCATTCGTGAAATTCGCATTGATCTTCCGGATCAACTTTTTTTTCGCGTTCCGGTCATTCAGATTTTTTTGTGCTTCCCGCGTGGCCGCCTTCTTTGCCCTCCTAACCTCGTTTTGTGTGTTCCAAATGGGGAATATCTCAACTTCCAGCATGTCACCCGCCTTGATCGTGCGGGCGCGGTATCTAAAAACGTCCCTGTGCCTCAAACGATCGAATGCGCTTCCCGTTATTTCCTCCGATCTGTCGAAGAGGAATTCATATTTTGCGCTACTGTACGGCATTCCCGTTTCCTCCCTGCTTGTCGTAAGGTCTTTTTACCCCCTCCCGTCCCCCTAAAGGGGGAAGCAGGCTCAAAGGAATTAAATATGCCAGCGGCCGCGGGCGGGATCGGCAACAATCCACCAATGCCGCATAGCGATTGATTTTAACCCCGCCGCCGATCTGCTTTTATCACTCCGGCAACGCGGCTTCAAGGGCAAGCCGCCTTCGGCGGTGCTGTCGCACCCTTGACACCGCGCCGCCATCGTGATTTTTCAAAAGCAGGCGACGGGGAATTAAAATCAATCTAAACGCTACCAGCACGAACGCAAGCGTTCCGGCTGTTCGTTCATTTCTTAATACCCATTACAAGCCCGTAATACGCCGAATTCCGGCGCATTTCTTGACTTCCAGCCGCCGCCGTGGTATAATATCCATAGTTTGAATAGCTTATTTTCACGGCGACGTGAAGAGGGGAACGGCGGCTTGCAGGCAACACAAGCCGCCTTCTTCTTTTTATCCGTTGTTGAAGCCTGCGGCCTCGGTGTATTCCTCGCACGGCTCTTTGTCCCTCGGTCTGAACCTCATACCGTTTAAGCACCCGATACACGGAAACGGGCGTATTCCGTCCCATTTCGTGCCGTCGCGGTGCTTTTCGCATTCTTCCAGCTTCGCGCATGTGTCACACCAGCACGCGCGGCAATCCCGAATATCCGTTTTCATTTCCGCTTCGCCGTCTTCGTCGTCTTCGCTGTTCACCAGCTCCAAGCCGCCGCCCGCGGCCATTTCCGCGAAGCCGTCTGCGATCCCGCGTGAAAATCCGTCAAAGAGAAGGGCGAAGGCACGGCCCGCCGAATATCCCGCCGCAATCAAGTCTTCATCGGTGAAGCCTGCGAAGGGCTTATTTTCTGGCATTGCGGCCGCCTCCCTTCAATCCTCTGTAAATGCCCACGCCCACGGCGTACACGATCACCACGGCCAGCGAAAGGCACGCAACGCCCACAAGGGCATAAAATGCGGCGGCCATAAATTCAAAGGTTGTCATGCCGAACCCGTCCTTTCCTTATTTATATAATGTATAAAAGGGCGACGGCGCGCGGCCGCCGCCCTTCCGGTGCTATTCCTTCATCGTGTGCATGAAGACTTCCCACGCCTGCGCCTCGCTGAACCCAGCTTCAAGCAGGGCCGTATACATGGTATAAAGCCCCTTTGCGGCTTCGGTGTAGTCTTCCGGCTCTTCGTCGATCGTGGCCGGAATATCGAAGGCCGCCGCAATGTGCTTCATCATGTCCACCGCTTCCGCACGCTTGCGCGGTTCGTCGGCCTGCTTGTTTGCGGGAACTTCCTTCGGATCGTCCTTCGGCTTTTCGTTCCGATCGCTCTTCAAAAGGCTTTTTTCGATCCCTTCCATAATGCCGCGGGCGAACAGCTCCCCGATCGACGGCACGCGCTCCTTGATCTGCGCTTCGTCGTAAGATACCAAAATATCCGATTTCAGAACACAAAGCGGGCGCACGCCGACGTTGCCGATGCACGCGCCGTTGCCGCCCAACGCCCCCGAAGCGTAGACATGGCGCACGTTGTACGAATAGCCGTTTTTAGCTGTCGAAAAAGGCGTGCATGTCCACCACCAATCGGACGCGTTAGGAATGATCTTCCGGAAATTCCGGTACATTTCGCATGTGATAAGGCCGATCTTCACGTCGTCCGTGCCGTAGTCGTCTAAACCGTCGTCGGAACTCAAATCAAGCGTCATGGTTACAAACGCGTCTTTGTCTGCGCCAGCGGCCGCCAGCTCTTCCAGAAACGGCCCGTTCAGAAATGCGCGGATCGAAGCCGCCGCGAAGTCGTTTTTGTTGTCTTCATCAAAGGGGATGAAGCGCACATTGCCTTCGCTGTCTTTCAGCACGTCCGCGGCAATCGAAAGAACCATGTTCGGGCGGGCTTCCAGCACCACCCATTCAACGTCGCCGTATGTGAAGCGGCTTTCCTCTCCCAGTGAACCAACTTTGCCCGTTTTCAACGTCTTTTCCATGTGAATAGCTCCTTTCATTCTTCGGCCAGCGTCACCCGATCCGCGGGCGCGCGTGTCACGCTATGCAAACATTTGTCCATCATTTACAATTCAAGAACCACTTTCCCGCCGCGCAATCGGTATATCATGCCGGATATGTAAACATATCTGATCCCGCCGTGCATGACGGGCTTTTGCGCAAGGAATGCGGCCTTTGCTTCGTCGTTCGTCATGCCTGCCCGCTCCCGCCGTCAACACTTCTTCCCGCCGTGACGATACGGGCGGGTTTTGTTGTATTCGTGCTTTATGCGGATCGCCTCTTCAAGCCGCAAGCCGTTTTCAGCGCACCAATAGGCGATAAGGGCGACGCAATCAGCAAGGCAACCCGCTTCGCGGCCCGCGCTTGCGTATGCGCTGGAAACAAGGCAATGACACGCGTTCACAAGAGCGGGAAGGGCGTACCGATCGAAATCCACCGCCACGCGCTCCATTTCGCCGTCAAGGTCAATCCCGCATTTCCCGCAATAATCCAGAATGCGGATCACGCAATCGGCCAATTCAACCGCGATCCCTTCCGGCTTTTTGCTCTTCGCGGAACAAGGCGCGGACGGGTTTTCCGGATTGTATACGCGGCTCCCGCAAGAAACGTTTTCTTCCTGCCTGTCGTCCACACAAAGCCCGCCAGCGTTGCACGGATAATAAAGCAAGGGCCGCCCGCTCCGGTATTCCTCCAAAGCCTCCGATAATTCGGAATGGATCAACGCGTAGATTTCGGCCGCCTCGCGCTCTTCGTCCCACCAGCCATGATCGACGGCGTTTTTATGCACCGCCGCGGCCAGCTCATTCCATTTGTTCATTGTCTTTGTCCCCCTTTTTGATAATCAGACGGTGCAAGCCGTCATTGCACAATGTCAAGCCGTGTTTACGGCGGTATTCCGTCCGGCGTTCCGCTTCGGCGGCCTCCCAGCCGCAAGATCGGCATTCGGACGGTTTGCATTTTGTGCTTGTCGCCGGATCAATGCCCAGCAAGCACACATAAGCCTTGCTTTTGCTCAATATCCCACCCGCTCCCCGTTATAGATCACAAGCATAGAAGGGAAAGGCGCGGGATCGGACGCGTTGCCGTCGTCGTCCGTGAACCGAAGCCGCCCGCGAATGAAGCGTATTTCCGCTTTGCCGTATATGTAATCAAGGGCTTGTTTTCTGTGATCCCTTTGAAGTTGTAACCCGTGAATTGTTGAAGGCCGTTTTTCGTGATCGTGAATTCGTCGCACTTTACCGGAAATTCCGCGCCGCTCTTCAAAATAATGCGTATCGTCATTTTAGGCATTGCCCGAACCCTCGCTTTCCTCTATGATCTCGCCCGTGTCCGGATCAACGCCGAATGTGAATTGCTCCGGTTCGTTCGCGGCGGCCTGCGCCGCGGCCCGTTCCTGTTCCTGCCTGCGCAAATCAAGAGAAAGGGCGCATTGTCGCGTCAACTCTTGCAGGCGTTCCACAAACTGCGCGTTGATAACGTCATGGGGCATAATCACCGCTTGAAGCAGGAAGCCCGCCTTTGCGACAATGTACGGTGTCCCGCTCGGTGTGAAGCGTTCGTATAGCTCCAACACGTCCAGCACGTCCGAAACGGGGGATAAGTAGCGGTTTTCAATAAAAACCAGCCCGCGGCGCGTCTGCAAGGGCCGCAAGGTCTTTCCAGCGTAGACAATGGAAAGATCGCCCCGCTCGATCATCTTTTCGTTTGCGTCGGTGTCTTCAAAGTTGATCCCTTCGGGGATCGCCATGTATCGTACAAGCCAATCTTCGCGTTGCTTTTCCGGCACGTCGAAGATCGTTAAAATGCTTTCGTCGTCCAGCTCCGGAAGGCCGGAAATCGGATATGCCGCGCCGCCGTCGCCTATGTATTGCGTTACGGTTTCGCCGTCGCTGTGGTATCGGTTGAACAGCACAACCCGCTTTTGTTTCTTGCAGATCGCGGCAATGTTTTTGATCTTCATTCCTTTTCGGCCTCCTTCCGCATATCCCGCACCGTGTCGCGGATCGTGGTTGCAATCAGATACCACAAGAGCGGCAACAGCAGGAAGAACCCTTCACCGCCGATCGCCTCATACCCGCGTTGTGCGTAGGCGTAGGCGTTCGCCTGCTTGAATAGGACAACGCCAACCGCCAGCAGAAACGCATACTTTGCAACGATCAAGGCAACTTTGATCGCACGCGTGCGAATTTTCGTGCAAGTTTTAACGCGCCTTTTCGCGTTGTAACGCGTTGGCCCCGCGTTGGCCGTGTGTTGAATAGCTACTTTCACGCGATAACCTCCTTTAATACTTGCCGTACACCCGCACGGCGTTTTCCTTTGCAACCGCCTTCACCACGGCGGCCGTGATCCATGAATTGCGCAAGAAGTCACGCGCGGCCCGCTTTGCCAGCCGCCAGATCACGCGCCCGTCGTCGCCGCCGAATTCCGCAACCGCTGTCAACGGATATTCGCAAATCAGCACCCGCCGCCCGCCGCCGCGATCCGGCCGCTCTTTGATGAACTCTTTGTTGCCCTCCTTGCACTTGACGATTTCCAGCGGCGCGGGGAAGGCCCAGCCGCCGCCGTTCTGCTTGTCCTGCTTTTGCTTTGCCATGTCTGAATAGCTCCTTTCGCTCAACTGTCGTATGGATTATCAAGCGTCCAATCCCAAAACGTGCCGCCGCGGTATTCCGTCCGGAAGTGGTTGTGCTGGCCGTCGCCGTTGAAGAAGACGTATTCAGCCGGAAGGACGCGGCCCACGTCGCCGCCTTCCCGCCGCTCCCGCTCCCAGCGTGTCAGCACGTCCGCGGCAATGGCCTTGTGTTCGTCTGTGGCCGGATAACTTGACGAATACCCCGCGAATTGATGTGGTTGCGTCACCACTTCGGCCACGGTGTCCGGCCATGCGTCCGCGTCAACGCGGTTCAGCACGCACCACACAACCGCCGCTTTTTCCATTGTTGAAGGAATGCCCCGCGCTTCGCCCCATATCACCCGCGCCAGCATTTCAACTTCCGCTTCGTCCGGTATGTATGGAGCGGGCGCGGCTTCCGGTTCCGGTGTCGCCGCCGCGGGCGGTGTAAGCTCCACCGCTACCGAAGGCGGCGCGGGCGTATTCAACACGCCCGCCGTGGAAACGTGGATTTCCGGAAGCGGTGCTTGCGCTTGCGCGTCCCGCTCCAATATCCCCGCGGCGGCCGCGTATGCCGTGGACGTTATCGCGGCCGCCAACAAGAGGAAGGGAACGGAAAGGCGGGCGCGCCGCCTGCCTGTTCTCAAATCGTCACCCCCGCAAAGTCCGCAATCGTGAATTGCCTGTTTTCTTCTGCGCGGGCAATTTCTGCGGCAAATCGTTCTTCAAGCTCAAATACGCTCTTGCCTTCGCCCTTCATCGGCCGCGGTGTCCTGCCTTGAATTTCCTTCAACCGCTCCCAATATTCCGGAAGGAAGGTGTATATATTGCGAAGCTCTTTCAAATTTTTGTTTGCGCAACACCAGCACGAAACACGATCCAGCAGATCATAAAGACGGAAGCCGCTTTCAAGCCATTCAAAGCCCCGTTCATAACACCCTTGCAGGCATTCCGCTTCCGAAAGCCCCCAAGCGGCAAGCGGTGCAATTTTATTCGGCGGCAATCGCTCAATGCGTCGCGGTTCGTCGGCCGCAATTCCTACATACTGAAAAACATTACGATCCGCGTATTTCTTTGCGTTCTGATCTAATGCCCTTTGTTTTTCCGTTGTTCCCCAGCGCGCCGATCGTCCGCACCATGAATAACCAAAGTGAAAGCCGTTTTTCCCATTTACGGGCTTGTCCAGCATGTCATACACGAACGGGCGCGGCGGTTTAAGCTCTGTGTATGTGATCCCGCGCGCGGCCAGCATGGGCAAAACCGCGTCGCGGGTATCATAGATCGCTTTGAACTCCATTCCCGTATCATAGAACGCTACTTCGTGTAGCGGCGCGGCCTCTTCCATCAACCGAAGCAACATGTATAAACTATCCTTGCCCCAGCTTACGGAAGCAACATAATAGTCGTTCATCCTGCGCGCCTCCTTTTCGCTGTCAAAACACAAGGCCCTTCAATCGGGCAAGCTCCGCTTCAGCCTTTTGCATTTCCTGCATTGCTTCATCCCTAATTCCGGCGCAACGCTTCATACACTCTTCGCGTTTCTCTTCCAAGAGGAAACGGCGCGCGCCGTCCAGCGTGAGCGGCAACAGCTCCGCGCGGAAGGCGACGGCCATTGAAAGGATCACGCCTCGGCCTGCGCTGTATTTGAAACGCTTGTCCCGCTTGAAGTCAATGTTGACTTCGGCCGCGCGCTCCGCGAAGAAGGAAATGCCCTGTTCGGTGAAGTCTGCAACAATGCCCCACGTGGACGGGCGAAGCTCCTTGATCCCGCGGGCCTCAAATTCCGCGGCGATCTCGCGGCCGTACCAAGAATGAAATTCCGTGTCTTCGTATTTCCGGCCAGCGAATGCGCCCAACCGCTTATTGATCGCCTCTTGAAGCTCGGCAACTGTGAAATCCTTGTTTTTCATGTTTGAATAGCTCCTTTCGGTTTATCCCTGCGCTTCGGCGCGGCGGCCTCTGCGCTTGAAGTTTGCTTGAACGGTTCTTTGCGCCTGCTCTGCGCTGTACGCCTCCCGCTGGTTCGTGTCAAGTCGTCCGGTGTACCCGCGCTGTAATTCGTGGTAGATCGTCGCGGTGTGAACGCCCAGCCGTGCGGCAATTTCAAGCGGGCGATCCCCGCGGGCGTGCCACGCCTCAATTTTTCTGCGATCCTCAAAAGTTAGATACCGATAATTTCCCGCCATGTTCTCACCCCGCTTCTTGCCTTTTCGTGGCCTTTATGGTATAAAAAAATAAATGCGGAAGGTCTGTCGCACGCCGTTTTCACGGTGTTTCGACCTTTCGCATTTATTGTACTAATCCACGGTCGAAAAGTCAAGGGGTAAATGCGAAAAAATTATAAATATTTTTTGAAGGCCGATTTTATAGCGTGGCAAGGCATTCTTGAAAGAGCATTGCCGACGTTTTCCAGCCTAACAGCTTTCGGGGATAGTTGCCGATCCATGCTTCCGTTTCTTTGATTTCGGCGGCGGTGACTTCCCCGAAGTCTGTTCCTTTCGGATGACGGCGACGGATCATGCGGTTTTCGTTCTCATTGCTTCCCCGCTCGTAACTGCTGTATGGATGGCAATAGTATATCTTCGTGCGCTTGCCCTTGCATAGCGCGGATTGTTCCAGCAATTCCACGTCGGCAAATTCGCCGCCATTGTCAACGGTGATCGTCTGGAAGATCGCGCGGAACCGCCGCGCGCCGAACCGCCGTTCTAAACGGTTAAGGGCCTTGTGTACGCTTTCAAGCGTCCGATCCGGCAACAGCTCCATGATCGGCATACGGGTTTTCCGCTCGGTCAGCACAAGCAACGCTTTTCGGGAAGAATTCTTGCGTGAATATACCGTGTCCATTTCCCAATTTCCGAAGGTTTCCCGCGTGTCAACCTCTGCGGGCCGCTTTTCTATGCTGTCCCCGCTGGGCGCGCGCTTCGTGGTCTTTACCGTTCTGTATGCCTGCTTGCGCTTTGACTTTTCCGGCAAGTCCGCATTCGTGAGGGTAAGGAACACGCCTTTTTCTATGTAGCTGTAAAAGGTGCTTGTGGAAATCGTCGTTGAAAATTCCAGCCCTTCAAGCTCGATCGACGCAAGAGCGGCGGCGGGGGAATAGCCGTCTTCGGCAACCTTCTTTTCCAGATATTGCGCAAGGGCATAATCGTTCCCGATCTTCAAGGGCGCGCCCTTCGCGGCAAGGTTGCCTTCGTACCTCTGTTGCGCGATTTCCGGCGAATACCTTGTTTCCGTGGTAAGATCGGAATTCAAGTGCAAATAGGTTCCCCGCTTCAATTCTCTGTAAATCGTCGATCTATGCACATGCACGCGATCCGCGATTGCCTGCGGCTTCAAGCCTTCTTTTAAGCCCTTTTCGATCTTTAACCGATCTGTCCATGTAAGATGTTTGTGCATGTCTTTTCCTCCCACAAAATAAGCGCAAGGGCGGTTTCCCGCCCCTGCGCCAGCTTATTGTATTGCTTTATTGAATTTCTGCGCCGTCGCCTGCTGGGTAATAATATGTGCCGTCCCCCATGTCGCGGATTGAATGAATTTCTTTCCCTGCATTTTTGAGCGTCACCGCCATTCTGTTTACCGGAATGTGTATAGGCTCTTTTGTTTCCGAAATATCGACGTACACGCCGCCGTCGTTCGCTCGGAAGAAATAACAATCATGCACGCACTTCATATCTTTTCGTATGCTCCCAGCAATTCCAGCGTTTCCGGATCGGCCAGAATGTCCGGCAACCTACATTGAAGGGCGTTGCACAACTTCAAAAGCGTTGCCAGCTTCGCACCGTTCAGATCGCGCGCGCCGCGCTCGTAGTCTTGCAGGACGCGCACGGAAATTCCCGCCGCGCGTGCAAGCTGTGATTGCGACATGCCCGCCGCCGCTCTTGCGGCCTGCAATTTCTCATTGCGATAGGTTACTTTTACGCTTATTTCCACGCGCTGAACCTCCCCTTGACTTTTTCGCATTTTATCGGTTATAATATAGGCGACGGGCGGGGAATTCCCGCCGCCAGATTGTTAGGGCTGTTTGGGCTTCGCGTTAGGCTTTATGCTGATTGTGATCCGCTCCACCGTTTCACTTTCCAAAGCCTTTTTGAGAAGTTCAAGCAGTTCTTTTATCTGCTCTTCTTTCACCCTTTCACCCCCTTTCCGTGGATTTTGCTCCTTTCCTTCGTTACTCGGCTTCCCCTTGCCTGTGATCTTATTATACGCCATTTGACGTATAAAGTCAAGGGGTTTTGTAAAAATAATTGCGAAAAAATAAAAAAATCGCGGCGGGATCGCAACCCCGCCGCTTTACTTTTCTTCAAGTAGGCGTTCAACCGGAACGCCAAGCACCTTCGCAAACATTTTCAATTCAAAGTCAGCAACAACGCGGCTTCCGGTTTCGATCCTGCTGATCTGCTTTTGCGTGATCTGCATTCCCTCAATCTGCATTTTTGCCGCAAGCTGATCTTGTGTGATCTGCCGCTTTTCTCTGATTTCCCGTATGGCCGCGCCGGAAGCATTGCACTTCCCGCCGTAACGATAGATTTTCATGGTGTCACCGCCCCGTATTCCAAAGATGGTATGCCAAAGATGGATATGCCACATTGACGATAACACGCTTTTTGCTGTATAATATCCCAAAGGTGACTACGCCTTTAATTTTTGCCCATCGGGAAAGGAGCTATTCAAACCATGAAGAAAACAGCATTGATCCTCTGGATTGTTGCCGCGCTGTTTCTTGTTTCTTCCGTCCCATTATTCGTGGAAGGCAACATAGCGGCGGGCGTGTGCGGCATAGTGATTGCCGCCATTCTATTTTTTATCGGGCTTCGGAAGAAACAAGCCGTGTCCGCTCCGAAGCAGGAAGCGGCCCCGCCGTCCGCTCCAAAAGCCGCTACCAGCGCGCGGACGAATGAGCGGGCCGCGGCGTATTCGCAAGAAGGCTTTGACTTCCTCAAAACAAAGGTTGCGGGCGTAACGTTCAAGAACGGCCGCCGTTCCCGTCAAACAATCCTGCGCGCAATGTATTTCAAAGACGCGCCTTTTGACAAGGGCGACATGGAATTGACGATTGAGCGCGGGGAATGGGAAGGCAAGCCCGCCTTCGGCGTTTTCGTGAACGGGGAACAGATCGGAAACGTCCCCGCCGAACATGCGCAATTCGTGGCCGACAACTTTTCCCGCCTCGACGGGATCACGCACATAGAGGTTTACGGCGGCGGGGAAGGCCGGAACTATGGCGCGGAAATTATCTTGCGTTTCCGGAACGAATAAAACCCCATAAACGACAAAATGCCCCCGTGCCAGCCGAAAGGCCAGCACGGGGGTTTATCATGTCCATTTCGTCCTGCTCGGTTATCCCTTCCACACGCCGCCCAGCGCGGTAACGGTGTAGCGTCCGGCCTTGCCGTCCACAACAAGGCGGTTTGCGGCTTGAAAACAGCGCACGGCGTAAGCGGTGTTGCGCCCGTACACGCCATCAACGCCCGTCGCGCCGCAATTATATTTATGGGCAATCAGGGCGGTTTGAAGGGCCTTCACGTCGTCGCCTTTCATAAGCGGCTTCGTGACTTTCAGTACGCGGGCAACCTCCCAGCCGTCGCCGTCGTCCTTCTTCGGATCGGCGGGCTTGTCCTGCTTCGGCGCGGCGGCCTTGATTTCGTCGGCAAAGTATTTCGGAATGCCGTATGCGTTCCAGCCGCCTTTGCTCAACGGGCGTTTAATTACGCCGTCGTCGCGGCCCTTCGCCTCGATCACGTTCAATTCGTCGTCCACCACATAGCCGATATGCGACGCTTTGCCGGAAGACACCTTGAAAACCCAGCAACCGCGGCACACTTCGGCCTTTGTGATGATCTCGCATTTGCCCATCATGGAATTTGCGTTCATGTCGCTTTTGGAAATTCCGGCTTCGTTCTGAATGAAGGCCATTCCCAGCCCCGAACAATCGAAGGCGCGCAACACGTCCCCGAAGCCCGCTTCAACTTGCTTTTTCCAATAGGCAATAGCGCGGTTCGCGTTCTTCGCGCTGGTTTCCCGCCCTTTGATCCACTCTTCGGAAATGGTGTCTTTGCCCTGTCCCTGCGCGCCCCAAACATAGATTGAATGGTTGCGCACTTCCTCTTCCAGATGTTCAATAAAACTGTTCAAAGATTTCACTTCGGTTTCCCTCCTTATGATGATATAAGCAGGCCACGCGGCCCGCTAAAACTGTTCTTTTCGGTTGTGCGGCGTTATGCCACGGGGTAAGTAAAGGCAACCATATAACTGTTGCCCGTCACGCCGTTGTTGGCTGTAATTCTCCCATCGGGGGTTAATGAAATTCTAAGCGGTTCAACGCTTGTGCCGCTCCCGCCTGTTCCGTAGCTGGAAAAACCAAAATAAAGTTGTTTGCCAGAAGCAGGCTTCGGAAGTCCCGAAAAAATGACAATATATCCGGATGTTTTTTCTTTTACCGTTATATATGCGTTAAATTGGCACACACCATTCTTGACGCAATAATAGTTTTCTGCTTCGCCAAGCACGTAATTTGTGCCGCCCCCGCCGATTGAAGTAAGTTGCGTAACCCAATAGTCGTTTAGGGCATCGTTGATTTTTTTGCTACTCCATACCGTATCAGCAGATACGGTATTATCATCAATGGCGGCCCCGTCTTTGCCCGCTGGCCCTGTCGGGCCTTCCGGCCCGCGAATATTCACGGACGCGGGATTGCTCAACCCGCCGTCATTCAGCCATGAAAGATCGCCTTCGGGGGTAACTGTCGGCGTGAAGACGGCCCCCGCTGGGCCGCGCGGCCCTATGATATTGACGGGCGCGGGGTTTTCCAAGCCGCCGTTATTCGCCCACGTGAGATCGCCCGTGTCGGACACGGAAGGAACATAGACGGCCCCCGCTGGCCCCTGCTGGCCTTCCTGTCCCGTCAAGCCGCGTTCGCCCTGCGGCCCCTGCGCGCCGCGAAAGGCGATAATCTGCCAAAAGGGATCGTTGGCCGTGCCGTCCGTTGGCGGCGTGTTATCCGGATTGTCCACCTTCGCAACGTAGGTGTTGCCGTCCGTGAATGTGATATAGTCGCTTTTGGTGTACGGGGGATCGGCGGTTGCGTCATAGTCGCCGCGGGGATTGATCGCGGAAACGGCACTTTCGCCCGCTGGCCCCTGCGGGCCGCGGATATTTACGGACGCTGGATTGCTCAACCCGCCGTCATTCGTCCAAGATATGTCGCCCGTGTCCGGATCAACGGAAGGCGTGAAGATTATTCCGGCCCTGCCGTCCGCGCCCGCCGTGCCTGTCGCGCCCGCTTCGCCGTTCTTCACGTTGAAGGGCATTTCCGTTCCGTCCGTCAATTTCACGGTGATTTCGTTTGTGCCGCCGCTGTCCGGTGAAGTAACGGTTTGCACAATCGCCGCCACGCCCACGCCTGCGGCTCCCCGCGGGCCTTCCGGCCCCGCGATATTGACGGGCGCGGGGTTTTCTAACCCGCCGTCATTCGTCCACGAAAGATCGCCCGCGTCGGACACGGAAGGAATGAAGGCGGTTCCGGCCCTGCCGTCCGCAACGAAAAGCGTTTGCGTTGCCGCCGTGCCGTCGTCGTTCGTCCACGCGAAAACAACGTTGTTCCCACCGTCAACGGGCGTTATGCTCTGGATCGTGCAATTTTTGCCCGCGCGCACGCCGCTTCCTGCAACCACTTCGTCAACGTACTTTTTCGCAAGTGCAAGAGTGATAATGTCCATTAGATCACCTTCCATTCTCCCGCGCCGTTCAACATGCGGGCGGTTCCGTTTTCGATCACAAAGGCGGTGCTTCCCGCCGCGCAATTCGTCGGAAGGTCTGCAACGTCGCTTTCGTAGTCGCAAACAAATTCCCGAATATCCGCATTACTCTTGTCGTACTGCTTTGTTTGATGTACTGCCATATCTGCATTGCCTCCTATCTCTGAAAATAAGAAAAGCCCCGCCGCCGCGAAGAGCGGAAGCGGGGCAATGTGTTCTTTACGGCGGCGCATGGCCGCCGCCAGCAGGCCGCCAGCGTAAAGGAGTAAAACCGCGGCGGCGTGTTGGTGTTAGTCTGTGGGCGCGGCCTCCGGAAGCTCTGCAACTCCAATTTCCTTCGGAAGCTCATACACGGCGGCTTCAATCATGTTTTCAACCTCTTCCCAATTCAGATCAAAGCCTTTACTATTCAGAAATTCCAGCACATACGCCTTCTTTTCCGCGCCGCGTCCCGATCCGGTGTAAATCTGTTCGGCGGCCTGCACCGCGATTGTCACCCACTCGTAATACTGCGCCAGCTTTTCCGCGCTTACTTTCTGTTTCAGCCACGGGATCACGAATGCCACCACAATAGCGGCAATCAGCGCAATAACAGCGTTCACAACGGGGGTAATGTCGATCATGGTTTATACCTCACTTTCTTCGTCTTCGGTGTTCAACTGTTCTTTTTTCTTGATCCGTGCGGTGATAACTTCGGCAACACGTTTCAGCATGAGCGCGCCGCACTCGATCACCACCGCGCCGAAATACTGTTCAATCAGCGTCGTTTGCTCCACGCCCGTAATAAGGAACGAAATATACTGCGCAACAATAAAAATCGCGGTTGTAATGCCGATCACAATTACAACCCGCGTCGCAAATCGTTCATTCATTTTCGGTGCTTTGAAGACGCGCTTTCCCTTGTTGCCAAACAGCTTCATGCCTGCCGCCTCCCGCTACCCCTTTACAAGCGTGAGATCGGCCAGCTTGACGGCGGCGACCACAACGCCGCCGTAGGTGATAACAACGCGATCGCCGGAAATCTCTTTCACAACATGATCGCGGTTGTATACGAAAGAGGCAAGGCCGCCGCCCGTGTAGGTCTTCGCGCCCTTGTTCAGCCGGACAACGCTTCCGGCCTTGATTTCCGCGGGCGCGGCCTGTTCGATGTCGGCCGCGTCAACCCAGCCGTGAACCGTGGAACCGCCGCCCGCCACTTTTACAAGGTGGTACGGGTGTTTGCCGCTCTTTGCAATCTTCGTGATCGTCGCCTTGCCGCTCTTGCACGTCTTCCCGTTGGAAGCGTTGGAAGAAGTGTAATGCTTCGATCCGGTGAAGGTCACAACGTCGCCCACGGCCAGCCCTGCGGCCGCCTCGTTGCCGCCGCCGCTTTCCGGCTTGATGTCGCCGCCGTTTTCGATCGCAACGTCATATTCTATGTATGGAAGTTTGCCGTGCTTCGTCCATGTACGGGCGTTGTACCCGCTTTTCTTGCCGATGTTCGCAACCGCCGTGATCTGCACGTCGTTTTCCCATTTCGGCGTACACTCGACGGCCAGCCCGTCACCGATGTAAACGCCGATATGCCCCTTGCACCAAACCGCTTCGCCTACTTCAATTTTGGAAAAGTCGGTTGTAACGCCGGAACACTTTGTTATCATGGTGTCCGCGCCGATGTCCGGAACGCCGTTGACGGCATAGGACGCGCCGCCGTATGACTTCGACGCGTTGCCGCTCCATCCCCAAAGCACGCCTTTAATGAGGCATACGCAATCGAAGCCGAATGTGTCGGCGGTTGCCGCCCTAATCATGGCCGCGCGGCCTGCCTGCTGGTTGTACGAATGATGATTGATATAGCGCGTTTTGTTCGCCTCTGTCATAGGCGCGCCGAAGCAACCCATAACATAAAGCGTTTTATAATTCTGCGCAACGTCTTTCAGCTTTTTCACGAATTCGCTTGCTTTCATAACTGCCATTATTTATCGCGCCCCCTTCAATGCTCTGTGTCGTGATCGTGAGAACGGGCGCGGCCCGCTCCCATTTCATCAAGTCGTTTGTGTGCCTGCTTCGCGGACGCTTCCACGGCAACCAGCCGTTCCACAAATTCCGTGTTGGTTTTCCGCTGTTCGCGCTGTTCGGCCTTGATGTCGTCGATCCCGCCCTTGATATAGCCGATTTCGGTTAATACCGTAGCGTCCCGCCGCGTTTCGTCTTCGGTGTCCTTCGTCTTATTGCGGGCGAAGGCGGCATAGCCGAAGACGATTGCGCAAACGGTGCTTATAACCGAAATCGCGGTCAAAATCTGTTCCATGCCCTCACCGCCTTTACTCCACCTTTTCCCATTGCCACATACCCGCGGTATCGGGCGGGTATACACAATCGGGCATATCCAGCTTTGCAAGGTAGATTTCGCCCTT